CTTTGAAACTCAATTGGTTTCTGATCATAAGCATGAGCAATTAAATCGTGCACTGTAACATCATTCATTGTTTTATCTCCAATTATTTATTCTTAGCCAAAATTAGGCTAGCTGACTTAAACTTAGCTTCATCCGAAAGCGATCTGTTCTTTTTCTTTGAAAGAAGGTTGTAATCTGATTTCGCTTTTTGAATCTTTCTAACTTTTTCATCTGTCTCTGGCGTAGCGTCTGTGTCCTCATCATTCGCTAATGGATTCTGTTCCGTATCGCCATCTGGACCTTCTGGCGCTTCCATCTGCTGCTGCATCATTTCATTATTCATAATGCCTTGGTTAATCCAGCGTGGATCGCCTGAATTTGTTTCTTCTTCAATAAGCTTATCTTGCTCTTCAATATCATCATCAGTTTGCTGAAGGATATTTTTACGGAGCCATTCTTGAGAGTAATACTTACCAACCATATCCTGTAAGTTACGAGCAAGATTGATACGATTGTCAATGATCTCGCCGTCTTTAAGTTCGGTGAAGTAGTTATCTTTAGAGAAGTTGTATTTGAAGTCTGGAGAAATGTTTTCAAAGTCTTCAATTGTCATAATGCCTTTAAGCACCAATTGCTTTTCAAGCATTTTAGTAAATAACATCGCAAACTTATCGCGCAAACGGCTGATAAAGCGAGCGAACTTCAATTCGTCACGAGTAACTTCAGTTGCACGACCTAATGAGAACAATGCATCTGAGTTGAGACGATTGACTGGAACGTTAAGCGTTTGAAAGAATTTTTTTTGGAAATATAATACGTCATCCATCTGACCGAGAGTTTGACCGCCAGGCAAGGTAGTAACCTCCGTACCTTTGCCACCATCACGACGAGGAAGCCAGTAGTCTTCCAACATTGTCATGAATTTGCGATCATCCCTCACGTTGCCTGTGTCGGCATCGTAAATCAAACGATTCTTATGTTTTACCATAATATCACGAACGTATTGTTCGGCTTTCATCTTGGGCAAGTTACCTGTGTCAATATACCAAATACGACGTTCGGGCGCTCGCGCGAGACGATAGATAACTAATGCGTCTTCAAGTGTACGTAACTGATTCAAAGCTTTAATAGCCTTATGAAGATACGAAAGAACCATTGTTCCGTTTGTATCAGTCAAACCAGATGTAACATGAACGATTGTATCTTTAGCAATTTTCAAACCAGTGGTTGTTGGACCAACTGTTTTGTTGCCGTAGTTGAAACCTTTATCATTGTAGATATAATATTCGTTTTGCGTTTTAGCAATAACAGCTTCGTTTGACTGACCGCCACGAACACGTTTTTTTGCGATCTCGCGCACCTTACGGATTTTGCGTGGGTCAATATAACGAACTTCTTTGATACCAGCTTTTGGATCTTTATCATCAATCAACACATGATAATATAAACGACCATCAACATACCAACGACGATAGATCTCGTAGGCATGGCGGTTAAAATCGAGAATGTTAAGTATGTTTCTAAATTCGTCACGAATTGCTTTTTTGATATTGTCTTGAATTTCTAACTGATCAAGATCAATTTTAACAATTTCTTTTTCGTCAATAGCCATTGTTTCGTTAACAATTTCGTCAACGGCTGCATCGCATTCAGGCTGTAATGACATTTCGCGGTATTTTGTAACAAGTTCCGCTTCTGTTCTAACTGTACCATCAAGATCAACGTATGTACCAAACGAACCACCAGCCGCAATTGTAAGCGCACCATCATCTGTTTCCTTTGGCGAAAAGGAAGGAGCTGGGTCTACTGGGACTTTACGTTTGAATTCGAAACCGAATAATTCTGCCATTTTTGTTCCTTCAAATAAAAGAGAGGCTAAGGATAACTCAGCCCCTCTCTAAAATTCAATAATCTAATTCAAGAGGCTACCATTATATAGTATTAGATGCCAACAGGCGAAACAGCATCGCCATAGTAAGCATTGTTGAGCTCGCTGCCAGAAGCTGGCAACCAGTAGTCGTACGAGAATGTTACGCCAAATGTTTCAATTTGGTTCGTTGTTTCCCAGTTCAAGTCGATAGCATCAACTGTTGAAGGGAAAGCACCAATAATGTCATAAGCGCGGATAACATTGCCGTCCTTAGAATATTGGATAACATTCATTGTAGCTTTGTAATCATTTTCTGTTGCGTATGATTGACGTTGGTTAGCTTCCAACTTGTTCAAAGCATTTGACCACTTTTCGAACATTGAACGGACAAGGAAATCCTCATCGTTCAACACTGTAACTGTCCAGTCAGCGAAAGTACGATCGCCAGCTAACTTGATCATACGACCAAAGTAACCAACTTCAACTGTGCCAACTGTAGCAGCTGGAAGTTGCGCTGCACGGCAAGTGAAGCGAAACTTAGTATCTGAACCTGTGTCAGCTCCAACGAATGTTGGGATTGACAAGTATACTTCAAACTGTGACGGGCGAGCGCCACCAAGGATTAAACCTTGGTGTTTGAAGTTACTTACGTTAAAACCTGAAGCCATTTTCTTATTCTCCTTATAGCTTTATCTATTTATTAGAATTTACCAACAACTTCAGAGAATGCAACACCCGTACCAACAGCCACAAAGTTCAACTGGATGAAGTTGATTGAGCGAGCTGGCTTGATATAGATGTCACCAACGAATTGGTTAGCATCAACAACTGCAGGAGTATTGTTTGTTGAATCGCAAACAACCAAGAAGTCAGTGATACCACGGCGACCCTGAATCTGACGGAGATAAGGTACAACCAAGTTCTTAAACTGAGCTTGAGTGAACGCATCGTTGAATTCGAACAATGAGTACTTAGCAGCAGTTGAGATTGCTTTCTCAAGAACAATGAACAAGCGACGAACGTTGATACGATCGAAAGCAGATGGCTTAGACTGAAGTGTCTTATCACCATAAAGCAGTGTACCCTGTCCAGGAATTGAGATAACTGGGTTGATACCATTGCTATAAAGCAGATCGCGAGAAGATTGTTTTGGATTCCAACGCATCTGAATTACGTTTTTGATCTGACCGCGATTGAATCCTGCAGGTGACCACCAAGGATCTCTCTGGTTGTCAGTACGAGCGCAGAGACCAGCGATATCGCCGTTTGTAGGCAGATAACGATTGATGTCATTGTAGCGGTCATATTGATATTTGTAACCAGAGTCAAGAACAGCATATGAAGAATCATGAAGAATGTCTCTCCATGCTACAACAGCTGCAGCTTGGTTACCTGGATTACTTGATACAACGCTATCATCTGGTGTGATAAAGGCGACGCAATCTTTACGAATAGCACAGATATTGTCAATAATCCAGTTAGCAAGCTGGAAGTTATTAACAGTAAATCCTTGAGAAGATGTTGTTCCACCAATTGGTTTACCTTGAAGAATCAAAGAAATATCAACGTCTTCAGGCGACTGGAATAAAGAATATCCAGTAGAAATGGTTGAAAGAGGAACATTACCTTCTGAGTAACCATCAGAGCCGTTAACAAACGATAATGACAGTGGTACGTTAGAAGAAGAGGAAGCCACGTTCGCAGCTGTAGCAGAAGCTGAACCAGAACGATCGTTAACCGCCCAGATATAGTTTGATTCGTTGTTAATCACTGTTTGATAGTAATTGACTGTACCGTCAACATTTTTACCATCTGTCGCGCGAGAAACATTAGTGAATGTTTCAAGAATAGTTCCAGGCTGACCAGTAAATGCGCCGTTTTCGTCTTGAACAACGATGTGCATTGTATCAACAGCAGCGGAGTTACCGAACTGAGAAACAAAAGCAGATGTAATAGGAGCAGCGCCAGCAGAGTTAAAGAATTCCCAGCGACGATTAATAACCTGAGATGATGTAGTATTAGTAGAAGCGCCGTTAGCAATAAACACTGTACCCTGACGATATGGGTCATAGGTGCTGATTGTGAACGATGCGTTAGAACCATTTATAGCAACACCAGTGATAGCTGAAATTGAGGCATATTGAACACCAATCGCGGTATTACCAAGCCCAATCAAATCGCCGAGAACAAAGCTATTTGCAACAGAGTAAGCAAAAGCGTTAGAGGCGAGAGCGTTAGCTGAAATGGATTGTACCAAAACGCTAATAGTATTTGAACCGATAGCTGTTGTCAAAGTAGCATAAACGTCAGCGTTAGCTGTCAAACTTACGTTTGAGCTGAAAGCATTTACGCTATCGCAAACAGAAACGCGGAGAGAATCACCGTATGTACCACCTGGATATTTCGCAATATAAAGCACATCATTATCGAAATAACCGAGTTTAGCAGCAAAATCTGTAGAGTTCAAAACAGTTGGAGTATTAGAAACTGAGCCAACGTTAGCGAAAGCATTCTTAGCGCCTTGCTGTGTATTTGAAGAAGTTGTATTAGCTGCACGAACAACCCAAAGAGCATTTGTATAGCCCAAGAAGTTAGCTGCAGTAAAGAATGTTTCAGCGTTGTTTGAATTTGGCTTACCAAAAGTATTAACGAGAGTTGTCTCAGAGTCGATTAAAACACGTTGACCGACTGGACCCCAGTTAAAAATACCTGAGATAGCACCAGTTGATGTGGCAACTGCAGGAACAATCGTTGTAAGATCGATCTCAGTTACATTTACACCTGGACTTAATTGAGTTGGCATTTGGATTCTCCTTCCATGGAAAAGGCTTTGTAAATCTACAAATTATTTATAAATTATCGTTTTCTACTCCAAACATCCAGTTTCCAGATGGAGGCAGCTCTAATGCTTCCACTAAATCGCCTCTTCCATCATCAACGAATCCAAAAGGTGTTAAATCGTTCATTATATCTTCTTCAGACTTTTCTCGGAGCTTTATGAGTGTATTTATGTTGGTATAGTCCTTGAAATACTGCTGGTCGGTTAGCCAAGCAAACAGAACCAAAGGCATAACCAAGTCATCGTGTTTGCCTTCTTCCGCCTCATAGCTTTGTTTCTTACGGGAGAAAGTTGACAGTTCTTCAATCGTATGGAAGTCGTTTATGATAAGCTGATTCTGTTCTATCAGCAGTTTAAGGATAGAACAACCAGTTGCCTTAACAGGCTTTGTGGTGCGAATACCTTTGTCGATATTAGATCCACCGAAACCAGTGCTAATACGTTTGCCTGAACGACCAGCATTTTCGGTCATCAAAACATTTTCATATTCAAAATCAAAATGTAAAGAAGTTCCAACCTGTTCGCCGATGTCATTGATTTCTACCAACACAGATGAATTGTTATACGCCTTGGCTACGCGATGAATTACGTCAGCATAATCGATCGGCGTGATCATATTATTACGGTATACGCAAACCTGCTGGTATGGCATGGTCGTAACATCAAGAACGGAGAAAGCTGAATAGTCGAGACCCTTACCTCTTGAAACGTCGCAAACCATTACATACGTATGACCTTGCATTGGTTGGAAATATTGACTCAAGCCGTCTTTGAAGGTAATCGGAACTTGGTGAACCAGCTCTTTCAGTTTCCAACCTGCGATCAGTGTACCAGAGCTGCCCATAAACTCGACGCAGTATTCCTGCTCGAATTTAGCAACGTCAAAGTTCATCGCCGCTAGAGTATTCTTTTTCCAATTTTCATCGCGACCTGGAACTTTATTATACGTCACTTCAATCGGATGGTAGCCGTTACGACCTTCTTTAGCATTGGTCCAAAGTGAATAGAAATGGTTCAATCCGTTCGGCGTTGACACCAAAACGATCTTTGATTCAAGACCAGATGAAATTGTAGGATAAACTGATGTAAAGAACGTATCCCAGTTCTCAATAAATGCCGCCTCATCGATAAAGAGAAGGTTGATAGAATAACCACGAATGTTATCTGATGAAGTAGCAGCAGCAAGAACACGAGAATTGTTTTCGAGTTCCATTGAACCCTTGTTCCATTCCTTCACACCCTGTTGCAACCAGCGAGGTAAATGCTGATATGCGAGCTGAATACGACCAAGAATTTCACGAGCTGTTTCGCCTTTGTTCGCCAGCAATGCAACTGTTTTTTCTGGATGGAAAATAATATACCAAAGAACGAACGCACAAGTAACTGTTGACTTACCAGCCTGACGAGCAGTC